CGCACCGGAAGCCTTCTGGCCGGCCGAGATACTGGTAAGGGCACCTGGGACTGCAGTAGGAGCTGACTCGCCGAAGCGGTTGGCGGCCGTAACCACGTAACCGTACTCGTTTGCGCCCGCCCCCGCACCCTTGACGAAGTCACCATCAGTCGCGCCGCCAGCCACGACTGCTGCGATGGACGCAGGAGTTGCAGGAGCGTTCGAACTGGTAGCTGCCGAAGGAGCTGGAGGAGTCTTCTGAATGAAGACGTCGGGGTTCATCTCAATGTCACCCGCTGAGGTGGCGATCGAGCCGATGGTCATGCCGACCTTACCGTTCACCGGGGCAGGCATCTGGATGCGCTGACGTGGGTAGAACGTCTTGGTCAAGTCACTGTGGGTCCGGAAGCCGGAGAAGAAGTCCGTTGGGAAACCGAAGTTCTCAAGAACGATGTTGGTGGCCTCTTCAATGTCGGCTTCTTGAGCAGCGTGGCCCTCAAGGTCAAGCACCGAAGTGGGGTCGATGAGCGAGTCAAGACCGTCCCACTGCTCGGCTTCACCATCAAAGGCAAGCGAGGAGTCACCTGTGAACAGGCTTCGCTCGATTTGCTCCATGAGGTGCATGATGCCGTTTTGGTTCTCGAGGGCGATTAGGTCGCCGTGGGCAGGTGTCACAAGTGATGCCTGGTGAGTAACCTCACGCACAGTTCCTAGGAACTTAACGAGTTTGGTTTGACGGCTGTAGGACGAATCGCTGGCCTGCGGGAGTTCACCCTCTCGCGTCCATGGAGTCGCCTGTCCGCCGTAGTCGCTCAACTGGTTGTATTCCTCAACCGTGCTGTATGCGGGGCTCTTGAAGATTTTCTTCCAGAGCTTGATGTGGCTTGATGTGTGAGTGAGGACCTTGAGCGACAACTCGAGACTCTCAACGCGAAGGCTCGAGCCACCAGTGCGGCCTGCGCCGACTTGGTAACCTGCCTCAAGTGCCTTTTGAAGTGATTCCACTTCTTGGGCATTTGTCGCGCCGTGGCCTTCGTAGCCACCACTCTTTGAAAACTGATTTAGACCGATAGACATCTGATTCTCTCCTTATTGACCTACGGCCTGGCGGACCTTAGCTGCAAGAGCATCCGACATGTGACCATTTGTGTTGTAGCTAACCGCTTCGTGAACCGAGCATTGTCCCTTTTGGACTAGCTCGCTGATTGTGCTCTCGATGAGGGCCTTGCTGATTTGCTGGCCTTGTGGGGCGTATCCGCCCTTTTCGATCGCTTGAATGTTCTCCACCGAACGGAAACCGTTGGCTGGAGTCGACTCAATCGCTTCTTGTCGAGCTGCGACGCCTGTGACGGCCTCGCCAAGCGACACGACTGCGTTCGCTAGGCTCTTCTTGAACTGAGCGTCGTCCGACTGCATGGTGCCGAGGGCATTCATGATCTTCGCGACGGTGCGTTGCTCGGAGGCTGCAATCGCCTTTGAGAGCACATCACCAAAAGATGCAAGGAACTCTGAGACTTCGAAGCCCTTTGAGACGTCCTCGTCTTCAGCGGCAAAGTCGGCAAGGGACTTGTTCATGTCCTTCTTGTCGTCCTCGTCCTCGTCCTCGTCGTCCTTCTTCTTGAACTGCGGAGGAAGGCCCTTCTCGGCATCTTCCTTCTCGTCGTCCTTACCTGCGAACGCCATCGCCTTGGCGAAGAACGCTGCTTCCTTGACAGTCAGCTCTTCACCCTTGAGGATCTTAGCCGTGATGCCCTTCATGACCTTGCCCTGGGGCGAATAGTCGGTGCCGTTCTCGGAAACCGAGTCAACGCCTGGACCGTTGTCCGAGACCTTGCTCCAGTCCGATCCGGCCCAGCCCTCGCGGCTCGAGTTCGCACCCGCGCTGGAGTGCTGTGTTGCGCCTGCACTGGATCCTGCGCCCTTGGAACCATCCTTCATGGACTCGACCTCAGTTGGCTTCGTGCCGCGTGAGGAGTGTCCCTTCGAGAGATCCCGGAGGTCGCTAAGAGCCTTTGCAAAATCGCCTTGATTTACATTTTGCTCACTCATATTATTGCTCCTTACCTAAATAACTAAAAATGACGCGCGCAATATTATCTGCCGCGACACGATCTATGTTCAATGTGGACTCAACCAACTTCACGGACTCGTCAAACGAGAGGGACTTTTGAGTTCTAACGTCCTTCACATCGGAGTCCAAAGACTCTGGAACAAGAGGGTTTCCTCCGGCTCCAACAGTCAGTGCCTTTTCCTCATCGTCGTCTTCGTGCGACTGTGAGGGGTCCCAACCTTGGGCGGAGAGGCTCTTGGCAATCTCGGCCCACGTGGTGGTGTTCACGGGACAGCTCGTCACTGCCACTTCTTGGATCCAGCACTTCTTGATGGTGCTGCCTTCGCGTCGTTGGACCTTCCCCTGAATGGAGAAGCCCATCTTGCGGTTGGAGCCTGCAGCCTGAACGGCGTGCATATGCTCCCAGATGTCATCTGCGGTCTTCTTTAGGCCGGCGGGGTAGAGGTAGCCCTTTACCCATAGGCCATTTTTGGTAATCTTCGCTTCAGTGGGCTCACCCACTCGATTGTCTTCACCGGGCTTATGGTCCCAGTTGAAGTATCCCCGCTTAAGGAAGTAGGAGAAGTCTAGACCTGCTTGGTCTACGACCTCACCTTGGAGGTCACGTGCGGAAGTCGAGGCGATCCCTTGGATCCACCTGCGCCCCTTTGCATCCACCTTAGGTTTACCGTCCTTGCCGCCCTTAGAGAGCACTTGGCAAGGAAGCCAAAAGGTAAAAGTGTTTTCGTCATTCCAACCGTTCAAAATGGTACTTTCAATGAAAAACAAAAAAGGAGAGCAACCTCGATGACCAAGGTTCGCTCTCCCTTTATTGGAGACACTGATTATTTCACTACGCCAATAGTAATATAAGGAGATCTGTCCGTCAACTACTTTCTTATAAAAAGTTTCAACCTAGAAGACTTTAGCATACTCTTGACCAGTGTGTCATCTATGGACAGGGGGAAGGGTATGTCTGACCCACAGCCCTTACAGACTACGACTGACGTATTTCCCTTGAGAATGATGACTTTTGAGCGAAGCTTGGCCGAGCCGTCGGGCATCGACTTGAGCACCTGCTCTCCACAATGGGTGCAGCACAGTGTTGACATTTATTCGTCCTGAGTGAACTCTAAGAGAGAAAAAGTGGCCAACCCCAGGACGTGGTTAGCAAAAGATATGAGTAGGGAAGGATGTACGTCTCCTCCCTTGGTGATGTCAAAGAACGTGTAGTCCCGATCAAACAGTGAGATACTTACTGGCTCCCCAGTTCTCGCATTTACAAAGTGCACGTTGGCGGGCGAGATACGGGCCATAACTCCTTGGCCCATAGGCACCACACTGCCGGGACGAGGGAACAGACTCTTGATGAGAGGGTAGGTGTCCTCGTGGAACTCCTGAAGTGGGAGGCGCAGAGACTTCTCCACGTCCTTCGAACGCTCCTCCACCTCATCCATTGCCGCACACAAATCCAAGTTGTTGGCGGCGAAGTAGGACTCTTCGGCGAGTTTCCAGCCGTAAGCCTGCCCCGTGGCCTTGCTGTACACCCGCTGCTCACTGGGAACTGCTGTGTAGGTGCCGTACCCACTTTTGACGGTGATGGACTCTTGCTTCAGCGCTGCTTGCTTTTGCCTGGACTTAGGATCACTCGAGTAGGAGGGATGAGGAGTACCCTCGTCTACATCGCCCTCCGGGAAGCTCTCGAGCCCGGAGGCTGCCCAATACTCTGGGTTGGCAGGGTGCTCCTTCTTGGCGATCTCCTTGTCCGAGATGTTCGGATCTACGATTCGCCAATGGTATTTAGATAGGCAGAATCCTGGGTTCACGTACCCTAGGAGGAACATGAGATTCCCAGAGGCGGAGCCCAGGTACTTCTTGGTGCCCTCTAGGCCGGGGTAACTCGTGGTGAACGTGATGTGAGAGGCCTTCTTGCCCTTCAGGTGCTCACTTACGGCCTCCAACTTCTTCCAGTTGTCCAAGCCCTTTGCCTTGCGGGCCTTGGCGATGTCTTCTAGTGCGTCAAAGATCATTCGTCGGCCTCTGGGAGCTGCGGGTCATCTTCGGAGCTACCGGACTCTTGTTCGGTCTCAGCCTGCTGGTCTTCGGCTAGTTCGTCCTCAGTGGGCTCAGTGGGCTGAAGTAGGTCTTCCAACTCGGCTTCCGTTACCTCATGTAGGGGCATGGAGTGGAGCCACTTACTGAAGTCCATCTCATCGGGGCGCTTGGCTGTGAGGTCAGCCCAAACGGTGAGTACGCCGAAAGGGTCCGGATTGATCTTCGTCAGCGACTTACCTACTTCATCGGGCGGAGGAGGCTCTTCCTCGTCGCCTTCAGGGGCCGTGTCTTCTTCGGGCTCGTCGAGCATTGGGGGCTCATCTTCTTCTCGATAGTTCTGCTTGAGCACACGCTGCAACTGGAGGTCAACCAGGTGGCTGATGTCGTCTGGGGTCCCAAGGACGTTCCCAACCTCGATGAGAGCCATCTCGTGGAAGTCCTTGATGTCCACAGCGTTGGCAGCCAATCGGTGCACGATTTTGCTGTACAGGTGGCTGACGTGCCAGAAGAGCAGGTAGGCTGGTGAGATTCTCAGGGCCGAGAAGATGGACTGCATGTGGCGGGGGCCAATGGGCTGTTGGCCCATACGAGTGCCCAGCATGAACAGTGGCTCTTCGCCGTCCCTCCCGGTGGTGAGAGACGTGAATAGGTCAAGAAGCACTACGTCCAGAACAATCTTCTTTCCTAGGAAGATCACAGTGGAATCCACGTACTCCACATCTGCCACTGTGGCCGTAAGAAGCTCGTACATGTCGTACATGCCTTGGTCAACCAGCATCAGGATCAGCGCGACGACACGATCCTTCGGGTGTGCGGATTGGAGAAGCTTGGCTGCGTATTTGCGGTAACGCACTAGCCCGGAGTCTGTGGTGCGCAGGTTGTACTGGACCCAAAGGTCCAGGTTCTCTCGAATGTCTGAATCGAGGTACATGAAGCGCACAGACCCGTCCTCGACCTCGTACATCCCATACCATATGGACGAGGGGTTCATTGGGTCGTAGGCCTCGTTGCGAAGTAGTTCGGTGTCAATAGGGAGCGACGCGTGAAGTTTTCTTCCGTCCTCCGTATAGAACTGAGGGGCCAAGTTGGGCATCACCTGGTCAGCGACCAAGATGGCGTTACCACTTAGGGGATCGTAGTCTGGATGGTGCTCAGGGGCATTGGTGTACTGCCAGTAGTTGAGGAACCTGTCCTTGTACCAGAAGTCGTAGATGCCGTGGGAGCCCGAGCGATAGACGTATTTGTGCGTTGGGTCAACGCCTTCTGGCAACCCAAACGCCTTGTCAATGTTGTCTTCGGATATTACGAGCTTCATGAGCCTGGCATGCTAGGTATAACTACTGAATAGTAACATATCCCGGAGGACTTGTCTGGAACGAGGATTCCCTTGGCTTCGAGATTGCGGATTGCCTTGATACTCATGTGCTTGAGCAACTTGAGTTTGGTGAGGCCTTTGACCTGGGACAGGGACTTTAGCACATTTATGGCTACTTGTGCCCTAAGGTAGGGGTTGCGAACGTCATAGCCCTTACTGACGTCCTCCTCCTCATTTTGGGGAGGCTTGGGGCGCTCTTTCGGAGCAGCGGTCTTTGCCTCTGCAAATACTGCGTCTTCCTGCGACCACAGGATGCCTAATGCCTGACTATCTTCATAACTCGACAACAGGTCCACCCATCTCGGCAATGTAGTCCATCAGGTATCCCTTCAGTTCCAAACGGGCCATACGCTCGTGGAGGGCGTCGATAGGGTACCCTGGAAAGATCTCCTGGTAAACCTCTTTGATGATCTCAGGGTCCATGATGGGCAGAAGCTCGATGAGCCTGGTGAGCCCGTCCTGCGAATCCAGGTCGAAGTTGTACATCGACTTCGCCACAATGTTCCTCTCGGACATAGCGGGCTCGTAGTGGATGTTGAGAAGTTCGACGGACTTGTCGTCGTCGAACCAGGTTTCTAGGTGGGAGAAGTTCACTTTACCTTCGTCATGCTGATGTAGCCGTTGTTGTAGCGCTGAGGGAGCACCTCAAGGAACTCGATGCCGTCCTTGATAGTCTTGCCTCCAATATCGGCCTCCTTCAGACGTATCATGAAGTGCGGGGTGTCACAGGCAACCCGCTGACCATCCCACCACACGTGAATGGTCTCCTTCATGCCTGAGTTCATCTTTAACTCGTACTCGTGTTCTCTGGTAGCCATGCCTTATCCTAACCCATTCTTATGTCCAGTCAATAGGTCTTGTCTAAGAAAAAGCCCTTTCTTCACTCGCTTACCTCTTCGAGTGGACATGTCCCTACCGCTAGTTGGGGCATACTGAATGAGATCTGCGTCTGGTCGTGCATCCCCTGAAGGGAACAGTTTCTCTGGGCTCTCTGCGAAGATCTTATCCTCCAGCCCAAGGTGCTTGCCTTCCGCCCTAAACTTGTCAGGGTTCTGCATTGCTTCCGTGGTAGAGGGCATAAACACCCCAATCTTCTGAAGTTCTAGGGCGTCTGCATTGTGAGGAGAGGACGGGTCTGAGGCGTGCTCCGCGATCCATTTCTTCGCAAACCCGTTGAACAGATCGTTGGGCATTGTCTTGTTGGTAGTGCGGGCATTGAAGTCTGCGCCGGGAGACTTTCCATGCCAAAAAGCGTCGATCGCACGAGGGTACTCATGGCCCTTGGGGTGTGCCCAGTGCACCCTAAACTTGTCATAGTCCAGGTGCCCTTCAGTCTGCTGAAGGTGCGTGACGTACTGCATTCGCAGGAATGTTTGTCCCTGCTGCCAATCCTTCATACCGGCGGTGGAGCGTTTGATGTCTCCAAACGACATTTTGGACATCTTGTCCATCAACGAATCGGGCACCTTGAGTTTGCGTCCCAGAGAGTGCAGGTTGGCGTGAATCATGTTCTTAGGAGCCATCATTCCATTGCCGCCAATGCCCGTGTTGTCGATGAACCGGACGTCGTGCTTCTCTGGATCCCACATGACATTGTCCATGTGCTGATCTTGGTGGTTCAGCACATGGGCCATCACCGCTCCTTCAGACAACTTCTCAACAAGCGCATCCTGCTTACTCGGGGGAGTAGATTGGATCATCTGATCCACCGAGTTGCCTGCCTTGGCTTGAGGGTTTGGCTTGGCCGAGAAGTACGTAGCGGAGCTGTGCATGCCGTCCTGCCAGCTCTGCATAGAGACATTCACCCCTTGGTCCATGCGAGTTGCGGTGGGAGGAACGTGGTCTGTTAGCCCAAAAGCCATGTGGACATTGTACGCAATCTTCTCGTTGGACGCCCCAGTACCGTGGGGTATGGTTGCATTGCCTTCAGTAAGGGCGTTTCCAGAAGCCGCCTTCTCGCTGTATACCTGGTTGGGCTTGTATAGTGCTGAGCCGTTGCCTGCAATTGCCACCTTGAAGGTATCCTGTAGTCCCTTCTGCTCTTCACCAAGCCGGTCCTTAGTGGCAATGACGCCATTGTTGAGGTGGTCGAGGGCAACGTGGTGTGGGTGCTCTTCCTTGTCCCATGCGGTAGCGGCCAGCTTAGCCTGGAAGGACTGCTGCTTGGCCGTCTCGGGGTCCGAAGGGGCCACTCCTTGGGCCTTCGCCTTTTGATGCTCCAGGTCGGCCTGAGAGCCTCGCTTGTGCTGCTTGGAGCCGAGTTTGCCTCCGTAGCGAGCACAGCGCTCGTCACCGCCAAAGATGCAGGGCACCATGTCGGTGCCGCCATCTCCAGGAGTGTCCCCAGGCTTGGGCGCCGCCGTAGGAGTCTTCTGTCCGGGGGACTTGATGCCTGGAATGGAGGGGGGCTGCTTGGGTGCTGGCGGGTCTCCAAAGGCTTTCTTCAGATCCATGGCCACGAGGCGGCCTGACTGCCACTCCATGCCCGGAGGCACAGGGACCACGCTGCACGCGCAGGCCGGGTGGAGCGGGGGAAGTGTAGGCTTCCAGTGCGTGTGGACACCGTTCTTCTTACTGTGGGACACACTGCCATCAGCGTTTGTGCCCGCAGAGATCAGTTCTCGAAGGGAGTACACCTTGGGATTGCCCTTGGCGTCCAGGTAGTGCCTGGCGCAATCAGGGCACGTGTCCGGATTGGGAACGATGGAAACCTTGGTGTCGATACCGTTCAGGTTGGCAAAAGGGCCCACCTTGTTGAGGATTGCTTGGACACTGCCAGCAACCTTGGCGCGATGAAGCTCTGTCCGAGAGATCTTGATCCATCGAGGGTTGAGGACTGTGCCGAGGCGCTTCGTCATGGAGGCCGCGAGGTCCATGTAGCTCTTCTGATACAGAACGGCGAGAGCTACCTCATCCTGGATAACTCCCTGCACCGTGGCCTTGTTGAGCGCTTTGCCCTCGGCGACCTGAATGCCCGTGAAGACGCCCTCCGACAAGTCTGACTCGAGCCCGCGGATGTGTGTAGCTGCCTGCTGTCGAGCGTTGGCAATCGCTAGGCGTTCTGAGGCCGACAGGGACCTGTTTGCCCGCATCAGTTTATCGAGGTCAACGTCCTTCCACTCAGTCTTCTTCACCAGCAGTTTCATTCGCCCTAAGAGGAACGAGCGCTCAGTAAGCGAGACTTCGCGATCTGGAAGCGCCTTCAACTCCACCACCTCAATAAGTTCCTCTTTGGAGAGGACCTCGGGGCCAAGTAGAGCTGCGAGAAACCAGTTGAAGCGAACTCGAATACGAGCGCGAAGACGTGCTAGTGCATTAGGCTTGAGCAAGGTGTACTCACCTTACCTCTTCTTGTTCAAAGCTGCAAGAAGCGCCTTACCTGATTCTTCCACGTTAGTTCGAAGAGACTTGGAGACCTCGTTGGACTTGGAGACCGCTGCTGCCTGATCCGTCTTGGAGAGGAATGCCTTGACGACGGCCTCTGCATCTTCAAGTTTTCGCTTCGGGACCGAGGGGAGCGCCTTCGCGATGGCGGGCCGTGCGTCGCCAATAACGAGCGTAGGGCCCGCATCCGGAGGATGGAGTGCGCTTGCGCCGTGGCGGGTGTGGGGAGTCCCATCGGCATCTCGTTGGGCTTTCCAGCGATTCGCAGGGACCTTCACAGGCTCATGAAGTTCGTGAGTGAATAGGCCCTGAATGTTCATGGGCTTGCGTGTTGTCCAGTTATCCATTTGGTTCACCTAGTATTTCTTTGACGTCTAGTGAGATGTCCGAAAGGAGTTCATCAAACAACGAGTCCATTCCGTCCATGAGTTCTTTCTCAGCGGGGTTGCTCGCCTTGTAGGGCTTCAGCATCTTTCGAGCTGCTTTGGCGACACCCTTCGAGATAGCCTCGAGTTGAGTGGCGCTGAGGTTTGTGTTGATCTTCACTATCGGCCGTGGTTTGAGAGACGGTACTCGTCTTCCGCCGATAGGTGGTCCGCAACTGCAAAAGCGAGCATCATTTGCTCCTCGGCTGAGATGCCGAGTTGCACGTTGCGGAAGGAAGCCGCGGTTGCAGGGTCCAGGTAGCAGAACACTCCAGGGAACACGCACGAAAGGGCGACCTCTTCGGCGGTGTTGAGTTGGATGCCGTCTCGAACCTTTACGATGGCGATCTTGATCTGCCCCACCGCGTAGTCGATGGCCAGGGAGCCATCAGGGTTGCGTCGGAACATTCGGTTACCCGATGCCCGATTCGCGGGTGCGCGGTACATACTGCCCCTCGGGGCTTCCATGATGTACTCAGTTGGACGTGAGTAGTCTGTCATGTCGTGACGCCGCGAGGCGCCCGGCATACTCTTCACTAGTTCATCGTTGGCCGCAATGAAGCGGACGGGGACTTTGGGGAGTAGGTTTGTAGTCATAGATCAATCTGCCAAATGAAGAGTGGGGTGCCTGCTGGTAGGGACTTTTTGACGCCTTCGTCGTTCTTGTCCTTTTTGTCTTTAGGGTTGTTCTTGGGCTCAGTCTTCTTGTCGACCTTGTTCTTGTCCTTCTTAGTGGACACAAACAGGTTTCCCGTCTCGACCTTTCCTGGAGTCTGTCCCTGTTTCTCCTTAGAGTTCTGCTTTTCGTCTGAGAGCTTGTTCTTCAGATCCTCGCCCTTGCCGGCGTTCCTCTGGCCGCGCTCCTGGAGGTATTTGTCTCGGGCGTCGAAGGACTCAAAGTACTTGTATCGGGGACTACCGTCTTTCTCGTACCCCACCTGCAGGCGTGCGGCGTACTTGCCTCCACGAGTCTCTCCCTGCTCGTTGGTCTGTGTGGGACCATCTTTTGCCCGCGTCGACTCGGCCTTACATAGGCTGTCCGGTAGGATGAGGTTCATACTAGTCTTCGATTGCGGAGAGCTTGGTAGGAGCTGTTCGAGTGGTGTACTCGCATCGAGGGCACTCAGCCAAACTCTTGTGCATCGTTCCACAAGCTCCGCAGGACTTGTAGGTCACTCCGGTGCCTCGTGGGTCGGATGACCTGAGGGGCTGGGCGGCTATTGAGCGCACAGGAACCACTGGAGGCTCACCAGCGTTGCGGGTACGGACGGTGCCGATTCTGCTGTTCTCCATGTCCACGGCCGCGAGTGACCTGTGCTCGCTGAGGGCTACTCGCGGCACATGCATGCTTGTGAGAGCCTTCTCCACCTTTTCTTCCGGTGCCGCAGTCTCTTTCTTAGAGGAAAGTCCCTTGACAATGGAAGTGACGCCATCAAGTACATTGATAGCTTCCTTTAGATTCTTGTTCATAGATTCCTCACTAGAGATTACCTTGATTTTAGCACTTATAGGGTTGACCATCAATGCCTTTATGATTTGGCCTGGATTAGCCTCGAGTTGATGCAGGAAAGAAGTTATGTGAACAGCCCTTATGCACCCCAGCCTTCGAGGGTCATCGTCGTATTGGGCCAGGTACTCGTCCCGAACCTGCT